CGCATCAAACGTCACGCGTTCGATTTCTTCGCCCGGAATAGACCCGCCACTCAGCTGCAGCTGCACAAACTCGTCGCGCGGATACCAATAGTCGCCGGGAGCTGCCACCGTGTTGCCGCCAGAGACCTTCATCGTCATAATCGGTAGGCTATCATCAGCCTCGAACTCCCATGCAGCGCCGCCGCGACCGCCAGACGTCCAGATACAAAAGGCAATCACCAGCACGGCAAGCACCGCAAAGCCAATCGCGACAAGGCCATGGTGCGCACGGCTTTCCTCGGCCGATACATCCCATTGCGTCTCTCGATATAGATGCTTGTCTTCCATGTTCGCCTCCCCACAGGCACGCTCGTTGGCCCAATCGTACCCATTCAGGCTATACTTGAGCCCATGACATAACGGGGAGCTTGCAGGACAAGACGACAGGCTGAGATTGGGCGCGCCCGCCCTGACCCGCAAACCTGATATGGGTAATGCCAACGAAGGGAGCCGTGCCAATGAGCACACAGACCGAGCCCAAGCTCGTCACGCAAATCGACTTCGCCCGCGCCGGGCAGATCACACCGCAGATGAAGGAGGTTGCCGAGCGCGAGCATCGCGACCCCGAGTACATCCGCGAGCGCGTGGCAGACGGCCGCATCGCCATTCCCGCCAACATCGTGCATATCAAAAAGGGCATGCGCGCCTTTGGTGTCGGCGAGGGCCTGTCCACCAAGGTCAACGTCAACCTGGGCATCTCGGGCGACAAGGCCGATGCCGCCGAGGAGTGGAAGAAGGTCAAGATCGCTGAGGACTACGGCGCCGACGCCATCATGGACCTCTCCAACTCGGGCAAGACGCGCCAGTTCCGCCAGCAGCTCATCGACGAGACGCCGCTCATGGTGGGCACGGTGCCGATGTACGACGCCATCGGCTACATGGAAAAGCCGCTGGTCAAGCTTACCAAGGACGACCTGCTCGAGGTCGTGCGCGCACACGCCGAGGACGGCGTGGACTTTATGACCATCCACTGCGGCATCAACAAATCGGTCATCAAGACCTTTAAGGAGACCGGCCGCCTGATGAACATCGTCAGCCGCGGCGGCTCGCTGCTGTTTGGCTGGATGGAGGTCACCGGCAACGAGAACCCCTTCTACGAGTTTTATGACGAGGTGCTCGAGATCTGCCACGAGTACGATGTGACGATCTCGCTCGGCGACTCCTGCCGCCCGGGCTGTCTCTACGACTCCAACGATGCCACCGAGACCGCCGAGATGATCGAGCTGGGCAAGCTGTGCAAGCGTGCCTGGGCAGCCGGCGTCCAGGTCATGGTCGAGGGTCCGGGTCACATGGCACTCGACGAGATCGCCGCCAATATGAAACTGCAGAAGCGCCTGTGCCACAATGCCCCGTTCTATGTGCTCGGGCCGCTGGTGACCGATATCGGCGTGGGCTACGACCACATCACCGCTGCCATCGGCGGCGCCATCTCCGCCAGCTCCGGCGCCGACTTCCTGTGCTACGTGACGCCGGCCGAGCACTTGTGCCTGCCCAACGCCCAGGACGTGCTCGATGGCCTCATGGCCACCAAGATTGCCGCACACGCCGCCGATATCGCCAAGAAGGTGCCACACGCCCGCGACATTGACGACAAGATGGGCCAGGCACGCCGCAAGCTCGACTGGGATGCCATGTGGAAGTGTGCTCTCGATCCGGTCACCGGTAAGAAGCGCTACGAGGAATCCCCCGCCGCCACCGAGGGCACCTGCACCATGTGTGGCAAGATGTGCGCCGTCCGTACCGTCAACAAGGTGTTCGAGGGCACGACGATCGATCTTGGCATGGAGGATTAACGCGTCACTGGAGCCACCATCGGCAACAAGGTGCTCGTCAATTGTTGACATGTGAACATTTGCTTACATTTGCGTAAAGATTGCATCACCCGCCCGGGTTCGGAATACAGCCGGCCCGGGCATCTTTATAATGCAGGCTTAAAGACCCATTTGATTCCGACCGGACAAGGGAGCGAACATGGATCGCAGTAAGGTACCCGCCGTTCTATCCATCGCAGGATCCGATTCCAGCGGCGGCGCCGGCATTCAGGCCGACATCAAGACCATCACGGCGCACCGCCTGTATGCCGAGACGGCCATCACCTCCATCACAGCGCAAAACACACTGGGCGTCACCGCCGTGCAGGATATCTCGCCAGATATCGTAGCCGCGCAAATTGACGCCGTCTTTGACGATATCCGCCCGAGTTCCGTCAAGATTGGCATGGTCTCCTCTGCCGAGATTATCGAAGTCATCGCAGACCGCCTGAGCGCTTGGAACGCAACGAACGTGGTCGTCGACCCCGTCATGGTCGCCACCTCGGGCGCGCGCTTGATTGCCGAGGATGCCTCCGAGGCACTCACCCGCCGCCTGTTCCCGTTGGCAACGGTCATCACGCCCAACATTCCCGAGGCCATGACGCTGCTCGACTACGAGGTCGACTCCGAGCGCACACAGCAAAATGCTGCCATGCTCCTCACCCGCCGCTTTGGTTGCGCATCCCTCGTTAAGGGTGGGCATCTTGTCAACGAGGCTAACGATGTATTGGCCGAACCCGCGCCACTCGATGACGAGGGCAACCATCTGGGCGATCCGCTCACCACGTGGTTCCGCCACAAGCGCATCGAGACCGACAACACACACGGCACCGGCTGCACGCTTTCGTCCGCCATCGCCTGCGCGCTGGCCCAGGGCATGGATCTTGCCGACGCCGTCAACGGCGGCAAGGCCTACCTAACCGGCGCTCTGGCCGCCGGCCTGAACATGGGCAAAGGCTCCGGCCCCGTCAATCACATGTGGCAGTACTGAGACAGTTTGCCGCAGCTCGCTATTGATGCTGACCAACAGGCAAAACACGCTGAACGTACCGCAACACGCTGACCGTACTTAGGGTTTTGCGCCCACTTGGGATATTCGAGGGATACAAAAAGGGGCCGTGGCGGTTCGTCGCCACGGCCCCTTTTTGTTGTTATCTCCCGCAGTCGTTAGCGCCGGTTGATGCTTACGATGCAGAGCCCGATTGTCGCCACTGTGCCGCCGAAGAGCGAGCCGAGCACGAATGCCAACGCGATCATCGGCGCGTTCCGTCCGACACGTAGCACTGCAGGCGGTCGAGCGCATAGCCGTAGATGCCAGCGTAGTCATCGCCGCCATAGGTGGAGCCGTCATCGCAGACCTCGTCCCAGTAGCCAGCGTGTGCGACGTCCTGAGACCTGTAGTAGACCTGCTTGTATTCACCGTTGGTCGTGATGTAGTACATCTGAACACCGTCAATGGTCTGGCCCCAGATGCCCGCCATGCCGTTCACGCTGTCGTTGTAGTTGGCATACTGTACCCAGCCGAGCCAACCGCTCTCCTTGGTGTGGACGCGGTAGCGAAGCGTGCCGCTGTCAACCCATGCGATGAGCATGTCGTGGGAGCCGTAAGGCATACCAGCGAAGCCCTCGGAGTTGGAGTCGTTGAAATTGGTAACGGCATCATTCCACGCACCGTAGCGGTTATGGAGAGCATAGTGGATGTTTACGCTCTTGCCCGTGGACTTCGGGAACTTGGTACGGGTTGCAGAATAAGAGGGCTGATAGGTGCCTCCATTGCCGTTGGTCGGCGCGATGGGAGCGACATAACCGCTGCCGAGATAGGCTGCGACCGCCTGCTTGAACTCCCACCACGACTTGCCGTACTGAGCGAAATAGCCATTCGGGTCGGTGTGATCGGACCCGCCCCAGCGCTGAGCCGCTTCGTAGTGGCTCAAAAGGCGGGACGTATCCCAGCCGCGAGAGCGGAGTTCGTCGCCCGCCCACTTCACGGCCTCGGACCACTGCTTGGAGAAGTCGGAGGCGTTGGTGGCGTGCGCCAGCTCGATGCCGATCGTGGCGTAATTGCCATTGCCGACATGCCAGCACAGACGGTTCTCCGGCACGGTGTTGTACACGGTGGAGCCGTCCAGCTCCATGACGTGATGTACGGCGTAGGTGTCGTCACGCGACCACAACAAAGTGTGGTTGTAGGCAGAAGCGCCGGGGTTCGCGGTCTCGTGAATGACGAGGTAGTTCGCATTGAGGTAGCCGTGACCGCCGCTCACGTACTTGTTCACACTCTGGTACGCCTCGGCTCCGCACGGGGCGGCGAGGGCCGCGGCGAGTGCGAGGACGATGGCGAAAACGCTGCGCATCGGCAGCTTGCGCTTAGCCTCGGCGTTAATCTCCGTCATGATCGCCACCCGCCTTCAGGCGCGCAGCGTCCACAGCCTGCTCGGCCGCGGCGTAGATGGCCGCACTCGCGACCCCGCACACCGTGCCGATGGCGGCGACGGTCTGGTTGTCCGTGGCGATGCCGGCCACGCTGGTCGCGACGGAGCCCAAAAAGGCAGCCGTGCACAGCCAGAACTTGCGGCTCGTCAGCTTGCGGGTGATGTCTTCGGTAGTCATGATTCCTCCTATCTACCTTTTTCTTTGTCGTAGAGCAGGTCGACGCGGTCGCGAATGTGGCTCACCTGTTCGGCCATCCCCTGACTGCGTGCCTGGCTGTGGACCAGGTCGGCGTGCAGGACGTCGTTTGACGCGACGACCGACTCCATGAGCGTTTTCATTCCTTCAATCAGGGTGTTGCTGCGCTCCATCTGGGCGGCGATGCGCCCCTCCATTTGGGACCGCTCGCGGTCGCGCTGCGCCCTCTCGTCGACTTCGGCCTGCTTGCGTTCCTCGCGCTTGAGGTCGAGGTTCGCCTTGCGCTCGTTCTGAACCTTGTACTCGGCCAAAAATTGCCGCCCAAAATAAAAGGCAATGAGCGCAAGCGCCGCGCCGCCGAGCCACCCCGGCCCGTACGGCGCGAAGAGCTTGAGTACCTCCATCCGGCCTCCTTCCCGTTCTGAAGTGTGGTGGGGCCCATTCCCCGCCACACTGCAGGTTCGGGCCCCCGTAACGCCGGTCTACACCGCCGCCATCGTGCCGACGCACACGGCCAGCGGGCCCTGCGACAGGATCACGGCGCGGTCGGTGATGATGCACCCCGTGCAGGAGCGCACCATCGGGACCGCCACCACCGCGCCGTGCAGCATCACGTCGAGCGCCGTGTCGTGGATGCCCACGACCGTGCCGAACTCCATCGTCAGCCGCTTGCCGCCCGACGGCATCGCCGCCGCCAGCCGCGCCGCCGCGCCCTTGATCTCAGCTGCCGAATCGCTCATCGCTCGTACCTCCTCGCCGTGTGCTTTATGACGCAGCCGGCGTCAAGCGTCAGCGTCTGCTTCTGGATTGCCAGCTTGCCGACAACTCCGCCGGTCCTGTAGTTCATCGCCACGGCCATGCACGGCTCGACGGGCTTGTAGACGCTCCTGAACTCGTCCGTGCGCGTCACGGCGCGCTCGGTGGCGAGCAGCTCCGCCGCCTTGCGGTCCGCCGCCGCCTGCATGGCGTCCTGGGGCCAAGGCGTGGCGTTGCCTCCCTCCTCGACCTTGTCGGCGACGAAGGTGGCCTCGCCGCCGTCGATGTAGCAGTAGCCCCAGCTGACCTTGCTGTGGTTCTCCGTGGCGTGGTAGGTGTAGCTGACCTTCTGCCACTCGCCAGTCATGGTGAACCCCTTGGTCACCGGGCCAAGCGCCCTCTCCTGATCCCAGAAAGACTGTATGATGCCCGTCGCGCCCTTGGTGCCCTTGACCCATACGCTCTGCGTGTAGTCCGTATCCTTCTTGACGCTCGGCCCCTCGTCCTGGCAGAAGCCGACGCGCCCGCCACTCGAGACGGCCTTGATGCCGAAGAGCACGCCCGCCTGCGGCGAGTCGGGGACGTAGACGGTCTGGATGCTGCCGTGAGTGTCGCTCTGCCTGAAGCTCTTGTCGGCCTTCTTGCCGGTGCCGATGAGGGCGTTGGCCGCACCCTCGACAAGGTTGGCGTCCTCAGTATCCACGCCCGGCAGGCTGTCGTAGCTGTAGCTCTTGACGATGCGGCGCCCGACCGAGACGGTCGAGAGGTCTGAATCGGGCGAGTCGTCCACCGCCGTGCCGCGCACCGATGCGTCCTGCGTGCTGAAGTCCACGTGCACGACGTTGCAGACCTCGGCGCGGTTAGTCGATTCGGTCATGTCCGACATGAAGCGCGCGTCCCTGCCCTCGGTGAACTCGGCCGAGATGGGCATGTCCGAGGGCTCGACGTAGCGCCTGTAGATCACGTTGCCCATCCGGTCGGTCGTCGGCGAGCGGAACCCGGCCGCCTTGAGGAGCAGGCCCACCGCGTTCAGCTTGTTCTTAGCGTCGTTGTCCCTGCCCACGCCGAAAACCAAGGTGCTGCCCAGAAGGAGGCTGCTGGGGTCGGCGTAGACGGTGAGGCCGACCGATTCGGCTATCTTGACGGCCTCATCAACCAGATTGCTGCCCGCAACGATCACGTACGGCCCGTCGAAGTCGTCGTCTTTGAGCCGCTTCAGGAGGCCGTAGGCGTTGATCTGGCCCTCTCGGTAGGCGCCGTCGATGTCAACCGAGTCCACCTGCGGCATGAATGTTCCGAGGCACTCGCGCCTCTTACTGCCGTCCGTGAAGGTGGCGTTGAGGTACACACGCAGAAAGTCGTTGCCAACGTCGAACTTGTCAGCGAAGTCCAGGGATGCAGTCTCATAGAGCGCTGTGTTTGCGTTGCGCTCGATGGAGCCGCCGTTCTCGATGTCGCGCACGAAGTCGAGCTCGAGCCCCGTCTCACGTGATACGCGCACGAAGTCGTAGGAGGCGTCGAACGGCCTTATCCAGCTATCAGCCATTGGCGGGCTCCTCCCACGTCTCCCACGTCGGGTCGCACGAAGCCACCCACGCGCCGTCGGAACGCCTCACGCTACAGCTGAGGCGGGCGCGGAACCGCTCGCCGTAGAGATCGCGCACCCAGAAGCGCCCCGCCATGTTCATGACCTCGAGGAATGACTTGTAGTCCTCCTCGTCGAGCAGCAGGAAGTCCATGCTGTCCTTGACGTCCCGTTCGTTGATGCCGTACGAGACGGGCAGCCCTTCCCCGCCGTCGGCGAAGTGCAGCATCTTGTATCCGTGCGTCACCGTGCGGCTCGAGCCCTTCTTGAGATAGCGCCCGAGCCACGACCTCTCAGCGCCGGCTCCCCAGTTGAGAGCCACCTCGCGGCTCGCCACGGTCGTTTTGACCCTCGTCGCTGTGCTCACGCCCGTCGCGGCATAGGCAACCGCGACGTACTCGAACTCGCTGTTGAGCGGAGGCAGCGGATCGCTCGCGCCCTCGCCCGCCGCAAGGTGCGAGCCGAGCTGCAGGGTCGAGCCGTCGGGCAGGACGCGCGACACGGTGAAGTAGGACGTTTCGGGCGTGTCGTCACTGTCGGCCTTACCTGGGAATACCGACAGCTGGCATCCCAACCTCTCGTCGACGAAGATGTTGAGCGACGGTTTGGCTGGCGGTGCCCAGTCGGTCCGGAAAGTTCTCGAGACGGTGACCGATAGCGACGATCCGGCCGTGACCGTGAGCATGACCCTGTACGGCGTGAAGTTGACGAAGGCGTGCTGCGCGTAGCCGAGGCCAAAGGAGCGCGCGTCCTTGTCCACAGTCCCGCTCCACAGGAGATTGCCCCTGATGTCGCACAAAGACAGGTACTGTCGGCTGACACCCGTCTCGTCGGCCACCTTCCACGTGAAGGTATGCGGCACCGCGCGCAAGGTCGCCCCGTCCGCAGCCGGATCGGTGAAGAATGCCTGGGGCGCGTCCGCCACGGTATATGCCGCCGCGCTCGACCATGCGCCCCAGTCCTCGTCGAGGCCCTTGGTGCGCACGCGCACGGAGTAGAGGCCCTTGGTGCCGGTCGGCAGCTTCAGGCTCGTACCCGGGCCATCGACCGTCGTGGCGGTGGGACCCGTCGGCGTCGTGACCTGCACCTCGGCTGAGGTCTGCGCCGAGCCGTCCGGATGGTTGGGCACCCATTCAAGCGTCGCGGTCGAACCTGTGGCGTAAGCCGCCCTGACGCCCCTGATGGACGGTGCGAGCGGCGGGCATATTGTCGTGACCTCGTTTGACTCGGTCCACGGTCCCTTGAGGCCGCTCTTGATAGCGCGGACACGGTAGCGCACCGTACCCGCCGGTGCCTCCTCGTCCTCCCAAGAGGCGTTCACGTCCGCATCGACCCACGTCTTTCCGCCGTCGGTCGTGAGCTGGAACTCCCAGCTGTCGACGAAGGCCGGTGCGTCGCGCCCCTTGAGCACGACCTTCGCCGCCTCCGCCTTGACGGCCTCGAGCATGCCGAGCGCCGTCGGCGTGGTGTAGATCGCCGGTGCGCTCACGCCGTAGTCCGACGTGCCGCCGGGGCCCGTCGCCTTGGCCGAGAAGATGTACATGCAGCCCGGCTCGAGGCCGTTGTAGGTGTGGCTCGTGGTATCCCAACTGACAGTGCCGACGTCGGTGAACTTCCCCGGGCCGTTCTTCGCCACGCCGACGGTCACGGTCGACCAGGGGTAGTCGCCGTTCATGCCCGTGTAGTCGACGTCCCAGCTGACCTTCGCGCTGGTGTCGCTCAGGCGCTCCGCCCTGATGTTCTTCGGCGTGTGCGGCGTGTGGTAGGCACGGCACGGGACCGTGACGGTGTTGGAGGCGTTCGACGTTCCGTTGCCGAAGCCGCCCGTGACGTTAATCTGGCCCGTGAAGGTGTGGTTGTAGGCGTCGCCGTTGCCGCGCGCGAGTACGACGTCGCACGACGTGCACTGCACCCATACCCAGCCGGAGTTGTTCGTCGAGTATACCGAGCCGTTCCACGAGCCGCCCGCCGACGAGCTGCCGTTTGCGTAGCAGTCGATGGCGTAGCGCGTGCCGTAGCCGTGCGTGACGCGGTAGGTCACGGTGGTGTCCGTGCGCCCGACCTCAGCAACGTCCACGTACGCGCACCAGCAGTACTTTCTATAGCCACTGCCACCTTGAACCCAGTTTCCCTGCGCCATACTACGCGACCCCCATCGCCATGCTCTGCTCCACCGCCGCGACGAAGGCCCTGAACGCGGACGCCACGCGCCCGTCGATGCCCAGCAGGTCGCCGTCGAGGTAGAGGTTGTAAACGTTTCCGCCGCCCGCGATGCCCGCGGCGCCGTTGGCGGTCGCCCCGTATGCTCCGCCGCCGGTAACGCTCACGCCGAACACGGCGGCCTTCTCGACGTTGCGCACCGCCGACCTCATGGACTTCACGGGCTCGTCAGCCGTGTCGTCGATGCCGAGGGCCGCGCCCTGCATCACGTAGCCGAACATCTTGCGGAACACGCGCGAGGGCGAGTGGATTCCGAGCAGGTTCTTGGCAGCGTCGATGGCGCCGCCCACCACGCCGGTAATCTTGCTCACGACCACGCCTGCCGCGCCGCTGATTCCGTTTGCGATGCCCTGCACGATCTGCGAGCCGATGGACACCACGCGGCCCGGGATGGAGGACAGGGCGCTCATGATCGCGCTGCCGATGTTGGCTGCAGCCGAGGTCACGAAGCCGACCGCGCCGCGGATGGCTGAGCCGAGGCTGCTGATTCCGCTGCGGCCGATGCTCGCCAGGGTGGACGGCAGGTTCTGGATTGCGCCGCGGATGGCGGACACGATGTTGGCGCCGCACGAGCTGACGAAACCGGCCATGCCGGTGATGCCGTTGCCCAGGAACGTGATGGCGTTCCTGCCGAGGCTCAGCCAGTCGAGCGCCGACCAAGCCGAGACGAAGGCCGAGAAGATGGCCGGGATGTTGGCGATGAGCGTCGGTATCGCCTGCACGATGCCAAGCGCCAGCGTCACGATTGCCTGGATGCCGGCACCGAGCAGTATCGGCGCGTTGTCGTTGATCGCGCTGGCGAGGTTCTGCACGATGACCGGAGCCTGCTCGATGAGCGTCGGCAGGCTGTCGGCGATACCCTGCGCCAAGCCGACGATGAGGTTCGCCGCGCCCTCTGCCAGAACGCCCGCGTTCTCGGCTATGGACTCGGAGAGGCCGGTGAGAATCTGCAGGCCGCTCTCCGTGATGGAGGGCAGGTTCTCGGACAGGTAGCCGCCGAGCGATGTCATGAGCGACGCCGCCGTCTCGGAGAGGAACGACAGCCCCATCTCGATTCCCTCGGCGAGCTTGGGAACGACCTCGCCGCCCACGTCGGCGAAGCCCTCGGCGATGCCGGGCAGCGATGAGGTGATGTTCTCCTGCAGCGTGGAAAGGTCGCCCTCGAGCAGCGTCAGGCCGTAGACCATGGCGAGGTGCAAAGACTCGAGCGGGTTGTCACCAACCGACCAGATCTCCCGCAGGCCCTTGAAGCGCTCGCCGATCTCGTCCATGCCGTCCGACACGGCGGAGAGGATGTCGCCCATGGGCCCGGGCACGGCTGCCGCCGCGCTGTCGAGTGCCTGCGTGAAGATGCTGACGAACGCCTGACCGAGCACGGGGCCGAGCGACGTGACAAGGCTCGGTAGCTGCGACAGCGCAGTGCCGGCGATGGTCGCCACGCGCGGGATGACGTTCGAGGCCGCCGTCTCGACCGACTGTAACAGCTCCTCGGTGAGCTTGCCCATGTCGGCGTCGTTCTTGCCCAGCTCCGTCACCCAGTTCTCCCAGGCGGCCTTCGCCATGTTGCAGGAGCCCTCGATGGTCGTCGCGGCCTCGCGCGAGGTCGTGCCGGCGATCTGCATCTGCTCCTGCATCGTATGGATGGCGAGCACGATATTGTCGAATGAGAGACTCGACTCGTCCACGGCGGAGTTGACGGCGTGCGCGTCCTTGACGAGGCGCTGCATCTCCTCCTTGGTTCCGCCATACCCCAGCTTGAGGTTGTCGAGCATCGTGTAGTTCTGCTTGGCAAATCCTTGGTACGCGTTCTGGAGGTCCTCCATCGCCGTGCCGAAGGTGTTTGCGTTGTCGCTCATGTCGACCATGGCCGTGTTGGCGTACTCGGCCGCCTTGACCGTGTCGCCCCCGAGCGATTTGACAAGCGAGGCCGAGAAGCCTGTGACCTGCTCCATGTACCGGTTGGCGCTCAGGCCGGCCGTTATGTAGGCGCGGTCGGCGTTTGCCAGCACCGTCGTCTGGGCCTGCTCGAGCTGCTCCCACTTACCGGAGCACTGCTCGACGGTCTGTCCCGTAAGCGCGGCGTACTCGTCGAGCGACTTGCCCATGTTGCCGAAAATCTTCTGGATGCCGCCGACGTTCTGCTCGTATGCGGCGTATGCGCTCATGCTCATGCCCGTGATGGCGGTGACGCCCGCCCCCACGGCGGCGACGCCAACGCCTATCGCCTTGGCGGCGGTCGCGCCGGCCTTGCCGAGCGTGCCCACGACCTTCGAGGCCACGCCCTCGGCCTTGCCGCTGGCCTCGTCCTTGAGGCCGACCTTAATCATCAGGTCGAGAAGGTTCACCTAGACCACCTTCAATCCCATCCGCTCGATGATGTCTGCGGCGATCTCGTCGCCGCTGCGCGCGTCCTCCGCCTCGGACCCATCGCCCGCACCGCCGTTGACGATGCTCAGGAAGGGCTCCTTGAGCCACTTCCCCTGCGCCATGAGGCGCACCGACTCGCTCAGGTACACGCGGAACGCCTCCCGCTCGTCCCGCTCGCGCCACCGCGCGACCATGTACCTACAGAAAGGGCGAGCACGCCGTGGCCCGACGTACTCGCCCAGACAGAGCCATATGTGAGATGGGTCCTCGGCGGCTATCCAAAAAAAGGAGCCAGGATGTCCTTGATGCCGTCGATGCCGTCGATGGCATCCTTGATGTCGTTCACCCACTTCTTGACGGTGAAGTCGGCCTTGTACTCCTCGAGCGTCTGGCCGTCGAGTGCGGCGAGCAGCTTGTAGCTGATCTCGCCGCCCAGGCGCAGCACGTCGGGCAGAAGATCGGCCACCATGTCCACGGCGAGGCCGTTGACCTCGGCGGTGGCGGCTGCCTTCGCGGCCTCGGGGTCGCCCTTCGCCTTGGCGGTCGCCTTGGCCTTGGCCTTGGCGGAGTCGGAGCGGAACTTGGCGTAGGAGGCCTTTGCCTTCGCGCCGAGCTCGCCGTTCATGACGTCCTCCGCCACGTCGGCCAAAAGGCACATGGCGTTCTGGAACTCGTCGGCATTAAGGTTCTCTAGTTTCATGGTTAGGCTCCAATCTCCTGTTTGATATAAATCTCGTAGGGCACGATCTCGGGGGTCTTGATGGAGTAGTGGCCCGTGAACTCGAACGCGAACTGGCCCTTGGACTTGTTCTGCGTCGTGATCTGCAGGCCGCCCGTGTTGAGCGCGTTAATGAGGTGAATGGCGATATAGCCGTTGCCGCTCTCGCCCGAGTAGTCGCCGATGAGCCAGATGTCGGCGAAGTCGTCCTCCGAAAGCGCGGAGCGCGGGACGATCTTCCCCTCGGTCTCGTCGGCTGCGGCTGCGAGCTTCATGCCGAGCGGGGTGTTAATGGTCACGAAGGTGCCGCTCAGCTTGGCCTCGATGCTGTCGATGCGCTTCAGCTCCATCGTGTTGGCGGGGCAGTTGTCGATGTCCTCGCCGTAGTCGATGAAGCTGGGTGTGGCGGCGAAGCTGGTTCCGCCGCTCGTCGCGCCCATCAGCTCGGACTCCGCGACCTCTGCGGTCTTGGGGTTGAAGTTCGTGGCGAGCAGGCCAGCGTTGATGACGATCTCCTTGAATGTGTTATCGGGGATGCGCGTGAACTTAGACATATGACCTCCTAGTAGCTGGTCATGTACTCAATGGTCAGGTTGATGATTCGGCGCTTCACGGCGTTGTCCTCGTCGGCCATGGCGACGCAGAACGGATCTCCCTGCATCACCCACATGCCGCCGCCGTCGCACGGCAGCAGCACGCCCGACAATCCCAGCGCCCGGGCGACTTCCTCGGCCTTGGCGTTGGGCGCGGCCTCGGACGAGGTCCGGTACCAGAGGTTCACCTCGGAGTTACACTGCGTGCCGAATGTCGCGGTCGGCAGGTCGTAGGTGATGTATGGCATCTTCACCTCGCCCGGCACCGCCGAGTCGCGGTACACGGGCAGCCCGAAGCCCTCGAGCCACGCCTGCAGCGCTGCCGCCTTAGTCGCCATCCGGCACCTCCCACTCCTCCGCGCTGCACTGGCCGAAGCCAAACGACGCGCAGCACGGCGCGGCGCCGTCGTCCGCGTTCGACGTGCAGCGGAATACCTGCCCGTCGAACGCACGCTGGAAGAGGTCGCCGTACCGCAGCGGCTCGGCGGTCGTCACGGTGTAGACGTTCCTCACGCCGTCGTGCTCCGCGATACGCGAGGCCGTGGAGCTGTCGCGCACGATCGCCGCCGTGAAGCCGTCGCCGACGGCGAGGACGGTCTTGAGGCCGCCCTCGCTGTCAGGCTCGGTCTTTGCGACGAGCCTCGCGCACGCCACCGCCATGCGCTCGTACAGGCGGCTCACAGCTTTCTCCAAGGGTCGAGACGCGCCTTGAACTGCTGCCGCCACGTGATTGGCGAGCCGTCGCCGCCGACGCGCGTGTAGCTGTAGCCGCCGAAGCTCTCGCTCGCGTAGGGGCTGTCTAGCTCCTTGGCGTGCTCGGTCTGCCACGCTGCGATCTCGTCAGCGAGGTCGACCACGGCCTGTGGGATGGCGAGCGCCCAGACGGTGCCGACGAACTCCTCGTCCGTGAGTCCTTTGTAGGGCCACGCGTGCAGCCCGTCGTTGAAGGTCGAGCCCGTGATGCGGACGTACTGGCCCTCCTTGAGGCCGAGGGCCGCGGGCGGCACGAGGTGGCCGTCCTCGATACGGACGCGCCCCGTGCGCTTGTCGGCGACGAACCAGTTGCGCAGCGACAGAAGCACCTGCTCGAGCATCTCTGCGCCTATCGCTTATCGGTGATGACTGCGGCGAGCTCGGGGCTGAGGGTCTTGACGCCGCAGAGCATGTCGATGGAGACGGTGTCGGTCTTGGTCTTCTGGTCGTAGCCCTGCACGACGCGCAGGCCGAAGCCGTCGTAGGAGGTGGAGAACGCCTTGGGAGCGCCGAGCGGCATCTCGAGCTGGCGGGTCACGAGCGCGAAGGCGTTCTTGTGGAACGCGATGGACGGCGTGTAGTTGGCCGTCTCCTCCGTGGTCTTCTGCACGTTCTGGTCGCAGTAGAAGTCGAGGCCGTACTTGCGGCCAAGCGATGCCTCCTTGAGGGCGGTACCGTTGTCGCCGACGGCGGAGGCGTTCACAAACGCCTCGGTGTTGAGCAGGTCGGCCTCGGCCTGGGAGCCGTAGACGAAGCGGCGCTCCGTGGAGGGTGCCTTGGCGTCCACGAGGAACTTGCGGGCGGCGATGATGTCCGCCACGGCGATGGCGCCCTTGGTGTGGTCGACGCGGTTCGTGACGTCCTTCTCGAGCGCGAGCAGGTAGCCGTCGATCTTGTCGGCGAAGGCCTGCATCGCGGGTACGAGGAACTGCGCGGAGAAGTCGACGATGCCCATCGTCAGCTCCTTGGACGTGACGGCGAACGTCACGTCGAGCAGCTTGTCCATCTTGACGGGAACCTTGCCCTCCGTGGCGTCCTGCACCTCGACCTCGGTAGTAAACTCCTTGGCCTCGAAGGTGGCGGGCTTGCGGACGGTGATGGTGTCGCCCACGCCAGCGACGAACTCGGAGGAGTAGTCGCGGTGGACGAGGTTGGCCATGACGGCGTTGGTGCGCAGAACGTCCAGCGCCTCGTTGGCGATGATGTTGGGTGTAAGGATGGTGTTCGACATTGAAACCCCTTAGCCTCTCTGCTCCGCCTTGTACTTCATGTACTCGGCGGTGCTCATTTCGTTGGTGTCCTTGCCGCCCTCGCCCTTGGGGGCGTGGGCCACGTCGGCGCCCTTGACGGTTGTGGTTGCGATGAAGTCGGCCCAGTCGGCCTTGATGCCCTCGGTGAGCTTGTCCGCGCCTTCGATAGCGCCGTCCTTGACGGTCACGTTCTCGAGGTCGGAAACCTTGAGAACGGTCTCGATGCGCTTGGGGTCGACGCCCGCCGACTTGAGCAGCTCTCGGTACAGGCCGCGCTTCTCGGCTGCGGCCTTCTCGCCCTCGACCTTGGCCTTGAAGTCGTCGAGCTCCTTGCACTTGGCCTTGTACTTTTCCTCGTACTCGCCCGCGCCCTCGCCCTTGGCCTTGAGCGCGTCCAGCTCCTTCTTGTAGCCGTCCGCCTTGCCCGCGGCCTCCTTGAACTCGTCGCGCTGCGCCTTGAGCGCGTCCACGCTCTCGGCGTGCTCCTCGATGATCTGGTCGATCTTCTCGTCCTCGATGCCCATTGCCTTGAGCATCTTTCGCGTGAGTGCCAACAGAATCTCCCTTGCTTCGGAATGGGCGGGTCCCAGCCTGTTGCCTCGGCAGGGCCCGCGCCGCAATACCTCGCGGCAAGGGTGAGTATCCAAGCGGAGTAACGCGGCCCTACGCGCCGCCCCTCAGGTGCTTCTCGAGAATCGCCCGGTACGTGTCGCCGTGACCCATGGCCGCCTTGCGCAGGAAGTGCTTGCCCTTCATGCGGGAAGTCCCCTCCTCGACGTATGGCGCGTACTCGACGTTGGTCCCGATGAAGCAGTCGTAGCCTTTGAGTAGGTGCGTGACGGAGTTGCGCAACCTACCCGTGTCGACCGGGCACGTCGCCTTGGCATAGCCCTCCGCGACGAGGCCTATCTCCTCTAGGCCCGTCTTGTAGGCGCGCAGGAGGGCCTTCTCGACCCGCTCGATGTTGTTCTGCCGTATCTCGATGCACTCGGCGGTATCCAGCTTCGCGGCGTTTACGATCTCCTCGGTGATGAGGGTGCCGTGCCGCCCGTGGTCGCCGACGCCGCCGACGAGCCCGTAGGCCATCAGTCGAGCACCTCGCAGCCGTAGCCAACGCGACCGTTGACGTCCGCCTCGATGGCCTCGATGGCCTGCACCGGCACGCCCTCGCACCCGAACGTGCAGCCGTCGTCGGGCTCGACCTCGTCGCCGCGCTGCGTGCAGATGTAGGTATCCGGGAACGTGAAGCCGAAGCCCAGCTTTACGGCGCAGTCGCCGCAGTTCGCACAAGTGAATAGCTCTTTCATGCCTGCCCCAATCTCTCTGCGGGCAGTGTCGCGGCACGGTCACGCGGCATGAAAAAAGCCCCGCCGTGGCGGGGCCTGCTGTGGCCTGCTGTGATCTATTGGACTTTTACCTCGTGGGCCTTGTCCATCTCGAGCTCGATAGCAGATGGACTCTCGCCTCTGAGGAAAAATGGAATCGGGAAGGAGTCAATCCTGCCCGTTTCCTTGTCGATGGCATAAGGAGTGTCGCCCGGGGCCATCTTCCCATCGAAACCGAAACCGACGAACCAATGGTATTTGCCCTCGTATGCGCACACCGGGCCGTATCCGTCTACGGCCTCCTCTTCCAGAATCGGCTTTATGGCCTCTTCCAATGTGAGCATGTCAACCTCTTGTCGTCAGGCACTCGTCGATAAGATCGCCAAACTCGGCGTCGTCAACTCGCGCGAACTCCGTCTCCTCGGCCTTGATTATACCAAAATACCAGCTCACGTCCTCATCGCCGCTCTGTGGGTCTATGAACTTGATAGCGTTTCCCGTCTTTTCCGCGACGAAAACGTGTCGTCCGCTCTTGCCGCAAAGCGCCTGGTCCCAGGAAACGGAGACCTCGGCCCTCGCGTCCCCGTTTATCGCAAGGAGGAATGACGCTATATCTTTCTCCGGCTTATCGCCACCACGTCTCCAGTTGGCCCCCGGAAACACCTTTTTGTACGACTCGGCGCGCGCGAAGGGGTCATATGCCGATATTTTCCCCCATTTGTTCATCTTGACCGGCTTCGCAACGACGTCGAGCCCACGCCGTCTCGCCTCATACGCCGGAACGCACCTTTGGCAGTTGTACGAGTACCTGCCGTCCTTGTCCTTCTTTGTCTTGAAGTTCGGGTTGACCTTGGCAAGGTCGGAGCCTGCGGAATGCTCGCCCTTGATCTCCTTGAAAACGCGCCGACCGTTGACAATGGGCGTCGAACCGGGTGCAAGCGCCGTGTCCAACACCTTCTGCTGGTCGCCGGCACTCATCTTGCGGAACGAGCCGGACGGTATGCCGTAGTCCTCGAGCTGCCGCGAGAGCCGCTTTCGCGCCTCGGTCTTGGACACGCCTGCCGCATCCAGCTTGCGCTTGGTTCCGGGCATTTCCATGAACTCGGAGATGGTGCGGTTCGCGGGCTTGGTGCCGTTGACGGCGGGCTTGCCCGCCTTCCATTCCTCGTAGGTCATGCCCTCGGGCAGGCGGCTGAAACGCTCGCCGTCGAGCACGTCGAGTCCGTCACAGCACGCCACCAGCGTGCAGCGGCAGTTGCACGTCTCGGCATACGGCGCCTCCGGGTCGCCGGGATAGCGGCACCCGTTGCTGAACTTCTCGCCGACCTCGACCTTCTCGCGGTCAATCTTCCTGTGGCTCGAGCGCGTGCGCAGGTCAAGCGTCGCCACCCATTCCTGCTGCACATTGATGCCGAGCCCCTTGGCCCTCTTGTAGCTGTCGACGCGCCCGGCGTTCTCCGCCGCCGTCGTCGAGGTCCGCGCCAAGCGTACCGCCGCCGCGCGGTTCGCACCCGTCACGTCCTGCATGCGCTTGGCTATCTTCGGTATCGACTCGCCGAGCAGCAGACCTTGCGTGATCTGGTTGGCGATGAGCCGGCGGTTCCACGCCACGTCCTTGGCGACGTTGACGGAGGGCTTGGGCAGGTAGCTGTCGTGGTCGGTGAGCAGCCTCTGAACGGTCGAGGCGTCCTGCAGTGCGTAGGCAGTGTCCACGCCCACGGCGCTCTCGACCTGCCACGTGCCGTAGTTGTAGTTCTCGGCGTAGACCTCGGGCAGCCTGCCCTCGATGGCGGCGGCTGCGACGACGTTCGCATGCGTCATGGCCTCGGCGCACTGCTTGAGGACGATTCGGTAGCGCCTGCCCGCCGCGATCTTCCCGCTTCGCCAAGACCTGTATTGCGCCTTGGTGATCTCGCCGGCCTCGAGCCGCTCGCGTATCTTCTCGTCGTCAGCCTCGAACTGCGCCAGATAGCGCTTGAGGTTGGCGTAGGCCGTCTTGCTCGCCTCGCCGTACACTCCCGCTACCTCGCGCTCGAACGCCCGAATCTCGGCGTCTGAGAACTCGTGAGCGCTATCCTTCGCCATGTGCCGCCTCCAATCGTCGGCACGCATGGTCGCCCGCACATAACGGAAAAGGGCCCCAACCGAAGCCGGGGCCCTTCCCTACTCGCCGTCCGCCTCTAGCATCTGGCGCACCTCGTCGCGCCAGCGCTCGGGAACGCTCTCGAGCGTGCGCTTGCCGCTTTTCACGGCGCGGTAGTAGATCTTCGCCAAGTTACTCACCTCCAACGATGTCGCCGAGCTCGAGAAGGGCCGCCTGCGAGTCGGCGACCTGCTGCTGGAGCGATGCGATCTGCTCCTCCATGCTCATGCCGTCCGCCTCGTGTGCCGCCCAGACGGTGTCAAAGTCGGCCTTTGCGCCCTCGACCGTCAGCTCGCCAGTCGGGTCGGTGAAGTGCAGCTCCTCATAGGTGAACACCTTCACCTTGACGGAACCGCCCTCGCCGCCCCGCTCCTCGCGCTCGCCCTCGGCGATGCCGCGGCGCAACCAGACGTCGGTCCCCGCGATCTCGACCGCCTCGGGCCTCTCGCCCGTTCGCTCAGACTTCACAACCATAAATTACCTCCTAACCCACGGCCCTCGCCGCGTTGAATATGCACCGCTTAGCGTTCATCTGGTGCTCCATGACGGCCGTTTTCAACCAGCCCCAGTAAGAGCACACGCGCCTCGCCAAGCGCTCGGTGCGCCTGCGCATGTAGCGCGCGAACGCGCGTCGCAGTCGTTTCCAGAGCCTCTTTCGCAAGTCGACCCGGCGCCCGCGAGCGCACCAGATGCGATAGCCCGCGAAGTCGATGGGCTCGGCGCCGTTGCGCCTCACCTTCCACGGTTTCAGCGACAATCCTAGCCGCCCCAAAACGCGCGCGGCGATGGCCGCAGCCTTCCTGAGCGAACGCTTTGAGTTGCCGAGAAAATAGCCGTCGTCGGCGTACCACACCTGGCATCCCGCGAGCCTCACGCGCTTGCCGCGCCGCTCCTTCGCCGCCTCCTCGACCGCGTGGTACGCGAACGAGATCACGAACGCCGCCAACCGAAGCGACAGGTAGCTGCCGAGGATAAGGACGCCGTTCATCGTCGACAGCAGCGAATGGAGCAGGTAGAGGACCTGGCTGTTCTTGACGTAGCGCGCCACCAGACCCTCCACCACCGCCGTCCGCATCGAGCCGTAGCAGTTGCGGATGTCGACGTGTACGTGGTAGGCGAAGCGGTGAACCTCGCGCCTGAGCTTGCGCATCCCCAGCGCCGCGCCCTTGCCCTTGACGCCGCTCGACACCTGCCAGAAGCCGACCTTGGCGGCAAGGAGCGGCTCGAGCGCCCCAACGCAAAGTTAGTTGCACACCTGCCGCTTGATGCTCTCGACGCTTATCTCGCGCAGCTTGCCGCTGTTCGGGTCGTGTTTCATATGGGTTCGGATGGGCTCGAACGTCAGCGTCTCGGTCGAGAGCTCTAGCCAGATGCGGTCGACGAACGCCGTCTCGGTGCCGTATTCGTCGGCGACGCGCCAGCCGTTCTCCTTGCCGGAGTCGCTTTTCTTCCATCGGTGCAGGGCCTCGACGACGCTTCTGCGCGTGAGCTCGAGGCCCTTGCAGTAGGTTTTCATAGATCAAAGCTCTTTCTGTCTGTCATACGAGCGTTCGCCTTGCGGCTACCAGCCCGTGAGCCTTGCGGACAAATTTCACTCAAAGGAGTCAGGCTGAGCCGCGTCCCGCCAGAAAGCGGCGGGCGCGGTAGACACGGTGCGAGTAGAGATTTATAGACAGATTGCCGGGAGACGAAGTTCCAAGTGGCCCTACCGGACCTGTTCCTCGAGTTCGCGTAACGAAGACCGGCATTCGAGCCGTTCCTCAGGTTGCCGAGGAACTGAACCAGAAACCAGCGCCGCCCTCACCGTGAATCCCTGTTTGGGGTTAGGAGGGGGCCAGCCCCCTCTCAGGGCTACGCCCTGATTCACCCCCGGCTACGGCCCGTAGCAGAAAGCCGGGAGACGAAGTTCCAAGCGGCCCGACCGGACCGGCTCCACGAGACCGCGCAACGAAGACCGGCACCCGAGCCGACCCACAGGTAGCCGAGGAACAGAACCAGACGGATTGTGCCTTTGACCTTACCGCCGGAGGTGTCGAAGTAGAAGTAGTCACCGACACCGGTCGTCGCCGAGCCGCCGAGCCCCTTTCCCAAGATGAGGCCGTTGACGAACTGGATGTCGAGCATGTAGCCATCTGCCGTCGGCATGCACGCCGCCGTCGGGGTCACCCCGTCCGCCACGGCGTTCTTCTTCTCATTGCGTGTGTCGGGGTTGACCGCGATGCCGAAGCCCGTGCCGTCGGAAACGAAGAGCGTATCGCCCATGAACTCCCACAGGCCCAGCCCCGTCTCGACGCCGCCGACCTTGAACGGATGCTTGCCGTCCTTCGCCACCTGGCCGTCGCCCACGAGGGCATCGGTGTTGCCCGTGCACCACGGCGCACTCTGGAGCCATGTGTTCACGGTCGTGTTGAACGCCTTGGCGACGTCCATAAGAAGCGCCACGTTGCCGTCTGCGAGCGTCTCCTTGCCACCGACAACGGCGCCGTCGAACACGTCGTACGCTGCCGTGGCGCCTCGGTCTGGGCACGTGGTGCCCGTGTCGGTGCCGTACATCATCGACGCACCCACGGGAATCTTCGCCGCCTGCTCGGCGGTGACGACCACGCGCGTGACGCCTGTCTCGGCGAGCGCGGGGTGGATCTGGATGTTGAAGTCCGTGCAACCCGGGAAGTCCACCTGGGAGGACTTGCAGAGCGTCTTGGTCAACTGGTGGAAGTTGACGTACCACTGGTCGTAGGCCGACATGCCCGAGTAGCCAGTGGTCGCCGTCTTGCACAGGTCGATGAGCGAGTCGTGCGAGGTCACTCGATTGGCGACCTTCGCGCCGGAGACGGAGCGCGGGCGCCCGTCGGCGTCGATGCTCATGGGGTATGTCGGCGTCAGCATGTACGGTCGCAGCGTGCCGTCCGGCAGCAACGCCTTGGGGTTCGGCTGCGAGCCCGTGAAGCGCGTATCAGACCACGAGACGAGCAGGTTGCCGTTCGTCAGCACCTCGACCGCCTGCCACACGACCGGCGCGATCTCGTAGACGTTGTTGCCATGTCCGTTGTCCACGCGCGAGAAGCCGTAGTCGACGCCGTCGATGGCCTCGACCCACGGCACACCGTCGGCGTCGGCACCGGCGTTGGCGGACACGTGGAACCACGGGCCGCCCTCGGTGTCGAACGGGTCGACAGCCGCGCTCGTCGCCGTCGCCGGCACGAACTCGGTGGAGGCCACGCGCTTCGCGGCAGCGCTCATGGGCTGGATGTCGGTGGGGCTGCCCGCCGGGATGAGGAACGTGTACACCAGCCCCGTCTTGTGCTTGTCCACCATCGCGGCGACGCTCTCGTTGGCGTAGCGGCCCGTAGAGGCGTCGCGCTCGAGCGCCTTCTGGTCGCCCAGATTCTTCACCGCGCCGACAAGCGCCCACACCGCCTTGTCCGATGCCAGCGGGTCCGCGTACTCGAACCCCTCGGTTGCCTGCTCGGTTGCCTGCTCGGCTGCCTGCGTATCGGCCATTTAGGCACCTACCTTTCGCATTTGGCAAATCTTGCCGTTTACCTTCTTGAGTCCCAGCGCCGTCACGGCAGCCGCCGAGTCGATAATCGACTGGTAGTTCAGGGCTGCTGTCTTGGCGTCCTTGAGCGCCGCCTGTGCGTCGGCGAGGGCCTTGGTCGAGTCCTCCTCGCGCTTTTGCTCGGCGGTCTTGCGCCCCGTCTCCGCCTCCTTGCGCTCCGTCTCGGAGGTCTTGCGCTCGGACTCGGTCCGCCCGCGCTCGGTCTCGGCGTCGGCGCGCTTTTTCTCAGCCGTTTCGACAGAAGCCTTGAGCTGCTTGAACTCGTTGTTGACCTTGTTCACGCCAGCCGCCGCGTCCGTTGCGGGCTTCTTGAGCTCCGCGATCTGCTCGGCGGTGAGGTCGCTGTATCTCAGCGCGTCGCCCTTCGGCACGCCGACGACCAGCACGTTGTTCTCCATCGTCGCCGTTGCCTCCGAGCCCGAGGCGAGCGTCGTGGCTCGTACCCCCTTGACCTCGGCGGCGACGGCCCTGTCGCGTGCGGCCTCCGCCGCCTTCTGCGCGGCCTTGGCCTCGTCTCGCGCCGCCTCTGCGTCCTTGATGGTGCGCTGGTCGCTCGGCTCGTAGATGTACTCGGCGGGCTTGGCTCGCCTCTTTACGTCCCAGAGCGCCTCGATGCGCGTGCGTCCGCCGTATGCCTCGTCCGTGATGTAGGCCCATGCGTACACGCGCCCAGCCGCCTGGAGCAGCTCGTCGGGAATCTTCGCCTTGCTGTTGGCAACCGCGACCGTGTAGCACGTCCCCGTGGTCGACTTGGCGAAATGCACCTGCTCGCAGCCGACAACCTCGACCTCGCGCCCGGTGTCCCACTGCCACAGCTCGCCGTCAAGCACCTGCAATGCCGCCATCACTCATCACCTTCCTCGTCCTCGTCGTTGTCGTCGTCCTCGTCGCCCTTCTGGGCGCCCTTCGCGTTCGCCGCCAGGGCGGGCGGCAGCGCTGCCATGCGCTCCTCCTGCTCCCGCTGCTTGCGCTCCAAAATCTTCGCCCTCTCGTCGGGCGTGATGTTCGGCAGCTTTCGCAGGATCGTCTCGTCGTCCAGATACTCGGCCTCCAGGCACACGGTCTCGACCTGCTCCTTGGTGTTGCTGATGCGAGTGTGCGTGAACACGGGCGTGTCCTCGATGCCCTGCAACGCAAGGATGTCCATGATACCCTCGCGGATGTGGCGCTCAAACTCGGCGGCCTCCTCGTCCATCGGCTGGTATGCCGCGTCGATATGGTCGTTGGTCGCCCCCGCCGCGATGGTGTGGACGTCCAGCGCGCCGAAGTCCTCGTAGATGTCGGCCTTGATCTGCGCCAGCGTCTCCTTGCGGCCCTCGACGGGCACCTCCTGCGTGTACGGCGTCACGGACTGCCCCTGCTCGGCGTCGACCTCGGCCACGTGCGTCAGCTTGAGCTTCGCCCGCCACAGGTCGAGGTCCCTGTCGTCCATGCCGCCGGCTCCGTTGATGAGCCAGTAGATCTGCGCGCAGTCGCGCGTGTCGTTCACCAGGCCGCTCTTGATGAGGTCGTAGGCGTCGATGCTCTCGCGCATGCCGACGAGCGTGCTCTGGTGCGCGTCGCTGCCCCAGACCGCCACGATTGGCAGGCGGGAGTAGTTCTCCGCATCGACGGCCAGCTTCATCCCGTCCGCCGGTATCTCCCGATACGTGACCTTGTAGGCGCGCTTGGCCTCGGCCACCTCGAAGTCGAAGCCGCTGCCGCCCGACACCATCTCCGTGTAGCCGTCCTGCTCGTAGAGGGTCGCGTGCCACGGGTGGTCGGAGTCGAGCCGCCAGAACCTCACGCCGGCGTATAGCGCCCCCGAGTACTCGTCCCACACCGGGCAGAACTCGTCGGCGGTGAACACGTCGATGTGGTCGAGGTTCCAAAACGGGAATGACACACCGTGGATGAGCGCCTTGAGCCCCATCTCCATGACGTCGTCGTCGAAGCGGTCGCCAAGCCCCTCCTTGGTCGTGTCCTTGCCGCCCGCCGAGACGTCCACGAAGCTCACGCCCTTACCGAGCGAGTACGTGCAGCGCTGGACGTTTAGGCGCTTGAACAGGTTACTCGCCAGCCTCAGCTTCGAGGCCGTGAAGTCCTCGGCCTCGGCACCGGAGCACGAGTAGATCTTCTGCACGAAACGGTTGATCGTGACGTTGTGCTGGCGGTAGTACTCGTTCGCGGTGACGGCGTTGCGGTACATCTCGCTCGACATGTGCCGCTCGATGGCGTCTGCCGCGAACGCCGTCGCCGACGCCGCCGCCTTGAGGTCGCCATCGGTCACCAAAGGCCCCTTAGACAAGCCGCTACCTCCCTCCAAAGAATGGGTTTACCTGCTCTTTCGCAGGCTTGTACATGCGCAGTGTTGCCACGCCGTAACGGAGCGCGTCGCAGCTGTGGTCCTCGACCTTGACGGGCCTGTCGCCGTCCGCCTTGGCGTCCCAGCAGTAGCCGCCGAGCTCGCCTATCAGCCCTGCGCAGGCGTCGGAGATACGCACTGTGCCGTTGCCCAGGCACACATCCGTCTCTCGTATGCCGTCCGCGACGTCGTTGCGCCCATTTTTGGTCTTGAACCCGGCCTGCCGCATCGCGGCGATGAAGCTCGTGGCGCTCGGGTCGATGATGAACTTGGGCGCCTTGCTCAGCCCGCGCACGAAGTCGGCCATGTCGGCCACATAGTCGGCGTCCGTCTTCTGGTGCCCCGTGTCGCGGCCCGAGTAGCGGTACTCGTCCACCACGTGCCACACCTTGCCGTCAAACGCCCACAGCAGCGCCGCGAAGGCGTTCTGCGTGCCGTAGTCGCAAGACACCGCGTACTTGGCGGCGCTGCCCGTATATCGGCTCTCGAGGGCACCCTCCCACTCGGGGTAGACCAGGCCCTCGGCCAGCGTCCACTTGCCCAAGATGTAGCGGTCGTAGTACACGCCGCTGCCGTAGTCCTTGATGAGGGCCTCGATGACATCCGGTGCCAGCGCACCGTCCCAGATCGTGTAGTCCTGCCTGTAGATGTCGCTGTCGCCGTCGAGGAACCGTTTGAACCAGTGGTTCGGGCTGTCGGGGTTGCAGGTGCCGTCGAAGCGGCTGTGCTCGCAGCGCAGGCGGCTCTTGAGCATCTGGAACACGTCTTCGCTCCACGTGGCGACCTCGTCGCCGTAGACCCACTCGAACGTGGCGCCCTGAATCTTGGATACGCTTGTCTTCTTATCCGCCCCGAGGCAGTAGACCTTGCGACCGAAAATCTGGGCCGTGTTGTCCCGCCCGATCTGGCTGACGACGTCTTCGCTGTAGAGTGAGCGCATCGGCTCGAGGATGTTGCGCTCGAGCGTCGAGCGGGTGTTCCCGATCATCACCGCCAGCCCCTCGCCCCTCATGGCGAGAAGCCTCTGCGGTATGGTCACGGCTATGTCGACGTAGCTCTTGCCCGAGCCCGTCGCCCCGCACTTCACGTTGTAGCGGTGCGTGCAGTTGGCGAGGTACTCGCGCTGCATCCTCGTGAGCGGCATCGGCTACTCGTCCCCGCCGATTGAGGACGGCACGGACAGAACCAGCTCCTTGGCGGCCTTGAGCACCGCCGTGTCGGTGGTGTCCATGATGCGCTGCGCCTTGGCGTACTCCTGCGGGTACTTGCGCTCCAAAAGCCACGCCGCCGCCTGCCAGCTGTCGCCGCTCGCGTCCATGATGCGGCCCACGAGCGTCGCCTTGCGCTCGACCTCGGCCTTTTTTAGAACGTGACACAGTTGACGCTGATTGTCTGTTCTAGGGTGGTTGATCCAGCGGCTGTATGTCTCGCGTGCGACCCCGAGATATGCGGCGATGTCCCTGTCGGTCATTCCGGCACGGCACAGGCGGACGGCATCCTCGATGCCCTCCTTGGTCAGTTTTTCACGCCCTTTTCCCGCCACAAAATCACGTTTCCGCTGGTAGATAGCCCTATGGAAACGCAAACGTTCCCACCTTTTTACGCACGTGGACAAGCGCGTGCGTTTGCCCACGAGCGTAAAAAGGGGGTAACGTTTAAAGAAAAGGCCCCGGTTTCCCGGGGCCTTTCGGCTACTCGATCTTGGTCGGCTTGATTCCGATTGCCTCGGCCAGCCTCTCAGGCGTCTCCGTCCAGCTTCTGCCGTCTGTGCGCGGCCTGGCGGATGCGGTTGCTCTCCGCCTCTTCCTCGAGCCGTCTCTTCCGCTCCGCCAGATAGCATCCCTTGCACAGTCTCCACGCCTTAGCCTGCGCCGAGGTCGTGAACACGGGCCGCGCGTCGCATACGATGCACAGACCGTCCACCCTCGACGGGAAACGCCCGTAGCGCTGCCGCGCGTGCCTCACGGCGCTCGGCGTCACCCTCAGCTCCGCCGCGATCTCCGCCGCCGTCCGCTCCGGGTGCGCCTGCATGGCGCGCACCATCTCGTCCGACCAAAGCACATAGGAGGAGCGCCCCTTGCGGAGCGCCCACTCCCTCGCCAAAGGATGATGTGTTGACTTTGTAGATGGGCCTTTTGGCCCATCTCCTACAGGTGGCCTACACGCCATTCGCATACCCCCTCGCGCTCGGTTTGCTTCGGCTACCATACCAAGCGCCGGGGACCACCTCACGCACAGCGCTCGATTATCGCCCCGCACTTCGGGCAATGGACGGCCTCGTACGCCAGCATGTCCCCGAAGCCGATATGCTCCCAGATCTGTCCGTCCCATCCGCAGCCGGAGCAGTGGAAGTAGCCGTCGACCATCCGCTTGCCCGGGATGAACGGATCCTGCTTGTGCTCGACAAGGTCGTGGCAGGTCGGGCGGTCAATGAGGTCGGCGAGCTTCTCGACGTCGTATGCGCTAGACACGCCGTCGGTATCGCCACAATGAATGTCAAGCGCGTTCAGAACGTCCGAGTCTAGGACACCGGTGCTGTGGCACATCTCGGCGCAGTAGCGGAGGTTTCCGGCTATCTCGCGGCGCTTCTCGTCGCTAATCATTCGCCCACCTCTATCACGAGCTCGTGTATGTCTACGCCCGTCTCTTCGGCAATGGAAAATAGAATGCTCAGTGAAATGCTCTTACGACCGTTCAACAGCTCGCTGAAATATGAAGTCGAGATGCCGAGCGTCTTGGAGAAATCGCCTTGCGTGAGATCGTGGTCAATCAGATAGTGTTGGATGGCCGTCCTATTGAGCACGTAATCGGTCGTCGCCCTCATCGCTTGCCCTCCCGTTCCAAAAGACCGCAGCCGTCTCCTTCGCAAGGTTCTGGTCTTCTCCACCGTACGAGTAGACCTTCGGGCCATCTGCGCCGCACCGGTAGCACCGAACGGCGTACAGCGTCATACCCGAGGCCGATACCTGCTCGCTCCTGATCGTAGCCTTCGTTCGTGACAACGTCGAATACGATCTTGTCGCCGACCTCGTAACCCCGGTCGTTCTTGCGGATCTCGAACGTCTTGGTGCCGTTCATGATTGCGTCGGCGTATTTGACAAAGACCTTGAGTCGGTGTGTCGTCATTGGTCCACCTTCTTTGTGAAGGTCGCGTCCGCAGAACGGGCAGAAGCTGATCGGGATGCTGTCAATCATCAACTCGCCGGTCACAATGACGTAATCTCCGCGGTCATTGTTCTCGATGCGCATCGTGTAGTCTTCATCCTGGTTGAAGTTGATTCTTCGCTTGCCGCAGTAAGTACAATCGCCCATATTCACTCACTTCCCAACTCACGCTGGTCGTTAATCAGACCAACCTCGCACTCGACACACGCATCATGATCGCGAAACTTATCCTCATAACGCTCTGGCACTGGAATCGCGTCGATGATCGCGTTTATCAACATGTCTGCGCAGCGTTCGCAATAATCGCCTTTGGCCCACCACTCGTAATAGATCTCGCCATTGCATCGAACGGTGATGCTCGCATTTGCCTTGTCGTCGATCTCTGCTCCGCAGCAGTCACACGTGTAGACCTCTACCGTCTTTTGGCGCTTCATCAGTCCTCACCCCTCAGCTTGCGGATGCGTGATGCGATGTCGCGCATGGCAATTCGAGCGCAGCCGTCCTCGCCACCTGGGCACGATACACAGCCACCTTCGTCTTTGTCTCTGTGGAAGTAGGCGCAAGCCTCGTAATACCGCGCGTCACCTGCCTCGCTCAAGTCCTCAAGCAGCCTCTTCCAAGTGTCGGGCTGTGTGAGGTGCATGTTCTTCGGCTTGAAGCTGTTGTAGTACAGGTTGCCTTCGTACGCGGCTTTAATCGTCCATTCGGTTTTCTGGCTCTCTACCAACGTTCTGGAGAGAAACTCCTTCACGCTTACCTTTGTTTCGCAGCTGTCGTACAGAACCTCGGTGTCCAGCGGAATCTCTCGCCCCTCGCCATCTTTTGGCAGCTCAATCATTTGCCATCACCGCACAGACAGTGAACGCGTGCCGTGACGTCTTGCACCAAGGCGTCGACGCAGTAGAAATGGTCCTTGAACTTACAACCATCGCAATCCCTTCTCTCTCGATTGAGATACGAGCAGACGGTCCCATTTTGGTTGCGGACAAACCTGTCCAGATCGTCTCTCAGCCTCTCTAGGCTGTCAGGCGAGACAAGATAGAGACTGCCTGGATTCGTCAATACGGGGCCGCTTCCTTCCTTGATGCAGTAGAGCTTCGATTTAGCGAGAGCTTGATGGTCGGGGACCCTGATACCGGTCACGCGATAACGGGTGCCCTTCTCGTCGTAATAC